TGATTAGGGTCTATCATAAGTTCTACAATCATTGAAGAATTGTGTTTTAAAATATCTGATAATTCAGAAATTAATTCTTTATTATTACTAATTAGTTTATAATCAATATCAAACAATTTAGCTGTTTTAGAAATACTGGGTAAAGTTAAACCGCTCTCAGGATCACTTGCAACTAGAAAATTGTTAAAATGATTTTTTTGAGTTGACTTTATAGAGCCATAGCCGTTATTATTAAGAATAAACAAAATAATTGGTAAATTGTATCTTTTAATTAATTCAAGTTCCTGAAAATTCATAAAAAATCCACCATCTCCATCTATACAAATTGTTTTATGAGATGATGCTAAACAAGCTCCAATAGCTGCAGGAACTCCAAACCCCATTGATCCTAAACCTTCGCTGTTAAAAACTCTTGTGCCTTGTTTTATCTTAAGTGCTTGCATTGTTACTTCGCTACAGGCTCCAGAACTCCCAGGAACAACAAGTGAATTTTCTGGTAATGTTTTTGACAATTCTTCAATAAATACGTAATTATTTACATAATCTTTTTGTTCATAATAGCTATCTAAACAAATAGGATATTTTTTATATAAATTTTTACAAAATTTTAACCAATCTTCTGTGTTAATTTTTATTTTATCAATATTATCCAACATTGATTGTAAAAATACTTCACATCCATTATTGATAGAGAAATCAACATTTAAACCAAGTTTATCAATTTCAGCATTATCAATATCAACAATTATTTTTTTAGCTTCTCTTGCAAAAAATTTAGATTGATATGCTAATTGTCCATGATCTAATCTTGCACCTAAACAAATAATTAAGTCTGAATTTTGTTGGTTAAAATTAGCTCCTCTTGAAGCTACACCTCCAGGACGACCAACATATAATTCATGATCTTCCTCTAAAAAATCTAAAGCCTTCCATGTTAATAAAGTTGGAATTTTAGTTTTTTCAATGAATAATTTAAACTTATCTAAAGCTCCAGATAATCTAACACCATTACCAGCTAAAATAATAGGCCTTTTACTTGCATTTATTGCTTCAATAATTTTACTTACTTGCAAATTAGTTTTATCATCTACAGGAGGAGTGTAAACAGGAGAAATATCTAAATCAATAACTGAAGACTGCACATCTAAAGGTATTTCTAAAACAACAGGTCCAGGTCTCCCATTTTTAGCCAAATACAAAGCTTTCTCTAAATAATAAGGAATTTCATCTGGTTGTTTAACACAATGTGAAAATTTTGTAATAGAACTAGTTATGTTTGACAAATTTATTTCTTGAAAACCTAATTGCCTTACACCTTTATTAGACTTCATATCCTTGCGTTGTACTTGGCCAACTAAAACTAGCATAGGTAAAGAATCTAGCCAAGCAGATGCTATAGGTGTAACAATATTTGTACCTCCAGGACCAGTTGTAACTAAAGCCACACCAATATTATTAGTGTATTGGGAATAAGCTTCTGCTGATATACCAGAAGCTTGTTCATGTAAATTACAAATAGGCTTAATATTACTTTTTCCCAGTGAATCTACCAAATGAATACATCCACCACCAGGAATTAAGAATATATGTTTTACTTCTTTTTCTAATCTATTGATAATGTAGTCAGAAACTTTAATTGTATTCATGTGCCCAGAAATTAACCGTAAACTTTCTGTTTTTATTAGTGTTTATAAATTCATCGGTGTAATAGGAATCGTTTGTAAAATGAGTGGTTGATATCTCTTCGATAATGCATCCATTTTCAGTAAACATTTGATGTTTTACGCCCCTATTGATAGTAACTATATCTCCTGTTTTATAATGTTGATTTACACCATTTAATTGTAGTTCCAATGTTCCACTTTGTAGGATAAATGTTTCTTCTTTTTCCAAATGATATTGTTCAGGATGTGTTTGTCCAGGTAATAAGATGATATATTTTTTACAATAGTCTCTATTTATCAATGGGAAAATACCACACCCAAAATTATAAAATTCATCTAAACCATAATGCATAGATAATTCTAAATAGCTTTTTGTTGGAATAAGAATATTCTTACCCTTCATGAAGTTCTCAATAGTTTGTGTAATGTCATATATTTTTTCTTTTATATTGACATATTCAATAGATTCAGCAAAAAGAGGAGAATCAGCTAATAAATTTTCTTTTGCTGTGATAAGAGCATATTTACTCATATGTTTCGATGACAATTGTCCATCTAAACATAGATTAGGAATAGCATAATAAACATCATTCCTAGTTATTGTTTCACCCAAATCAATATTTCTTCTTAGGAACACTCCACGCTTAAATTGGTTGATATCACTCAATTCTTTTGACGAAGGTATATATCTGGAATTTTCTAATCCGCAATATGCCTTAGATTGAACTAAAGCATTCAGCCATTTTTCCAATTGATTAGGAAGAATAGAATAAGCATTAGGGCTATATTCGCTTGTCTTTAAAGCAATATGCTTTTCATAAATATCAGCACCTTTTGATACTGCAATTTTTATTGCTTCAATATCATCTGGGCTTTCATGTGTAGAGAATCCAGTAGGTAAATTAAATCTGTTTTTGAGAAATGTTATTTGATTAAGCTGTAGGTTTTCAGGCAAAGTAGGATATTCACCAACACAATGCATAATAGCAATATCTTTATGTCTGTTAACAAAGAAACTTACTGAATTATCAATTGTCAATAAATCAACTCCGCCCAAACTCATTATTACTGGCTTGTCATGTTTAATAATTTCAGCAAATAATGGATAATCATCATTTGAGCAACTAGCTATTTTTAATATGTCAAAATTTAAATCTATAACATTTTGAACTGAAGCTTCATCAAAAGGAGTACAAGCTGTTAAAAAGCCTAATTCTTTACAAAGTTTATTCAATAAATCAAAATTTTCTAATGATAATTTTGTTGAAGTAAATCTTTGGACACTTTTATTTTCAGAATTCACTTTATGGTTTGCATGTATTAGAGTATCCAAATTTCTCATTTGAAATTTCATACAAAATTTTAATTGCGGAAATAATTTTATAAATTTTGAATATTCATTAATCATATTGATAGCATGATTCAAATCACCCATATGATTATTGGCCATTTCAAGAATAACTAAATCTTTAAACATTTCGCTCATATTTATTTCCAATCCCTAACATTGATATTTTTATCGTCAATAAACATATCATAATAAGGCTTATTCGCTTTCAATTTATGAAATTTTACACCCCAAGATTTTAATTGATTGTATGTAAATTTTAAAAGATTTTGATTAGATAAACTTCCTCTGGCAGTCCAATAAACAATTGTGTTACCTTGATCATACAATTGATTAGCTTTATCTATATTTTCAACTAGAGGTCTTGAAGTTGTATAGTCAGGAGCATCAGGGCTTTCACAAATAGTTTCGTCAATATCGATATATATAATTCTACCAGTTACCATATAAATTGATTCCTATAATAATTAACAATTGGAATGATTTCATCATCAAAAACACACTCAGGTTTCCAGCCTAAACTACGCAATTTATCATCATTTAAAGCATACCTTAAATCTTGCCCTGGTCTTTGTATTGATAAATCCAAAAAAGATTCATAATTGTCAAAATCTTTATCAAAATATGCATTGACTAATTTCTTGACAGTATCAATATTTGATTGCTCAAATCCACCAGCTATATTGAAAATTTGATTTTTAATTCCATTTTCTATAATAGTTATAATACCAGAAGCTGTGTCTTTAGCGTGTAACCAATTTCTGATAGGTGTTCCATTATTGTGAAGTGGAATTCTTCTACCTAAAGTTAAATATTTACATGCTCTAGGAATTAATTTTTCAACATATTGCCCAATACCATAATTATTTGTAGGTCTAACAATATTATAATCAATATTATATGTTCGTGCCCAAGCTAAAATTAATTGATCTGCTGCTGCCTTAGTTGCTGAGTATGGATTGCTAGGTTTCAATATGTCAGTTTCAATATGTACCCCATCAGTAATATCTCCATAAACTTCATCAGTACTAAAATGTATCAATGTAGGCTGAACATATCCTCCTTTTTTATAATTTTTCAACAATTCAAGTATGTTATAGACACCCATAATATTAGAATGAATAAAATCATCACTTTTTCGGATGGAATTATCAACATGAGTTTCAGCAGCTGTATTTATAAAATAATCACAGTCAACAAGCCTGTCAATATTACAAATATCATTTTGTTCAAATTTAAATTTAGGATATAAAGAAAATTCTTGAAGCTTATGAACATTAGACGCATAAGTGCATTTATCTATCCCATACACGTACCAGCCTTTATCAAGACATGCTTTAGTGACATGTGATCCTATAAACCCAAGACAACCAGTAATATAAATAATCATGATAATTTTTCTTTCATATTTTCTTCAATAATATTGACAATATTATCGCGCTCATAATTTTCAGATTCAACATACTTGCATAATCCACCAGCATAATAAAGTCCAATTATTTTTCTTTTAAAATAAATGAGAGTTTTAGATGGATCATTGAAAACATTGCTATTCAATATTGGAAATCCTGGCCCTGACATACTTGTTACTAATATATCCATAAAAGAACTTAAGTATTCAATTTCATTTAAATTTGGAATGCTAACAAAATTATCAACATAAAATACATTATCTTTCGTTACATTTTTATAATTATTAGATAAAATAAAAGCAACATCAACATACTCATCAAATAAATTTTCTAAATATTCTTCATAAAAGAAATTCGGTCTTTGAAGTGATTCAGTATGAGAGTTAGCTATGAAAACTTTTAATTTAAATTTATCTAAATTTGAAATTAATAAATCTGCTTCATTTTTTTTCTTTGGATTAGAAGTGCCTTTATTTATTACATCTTCTAATTGAGGATATTTGATTTTTTTAGATGAAAAGTTCATCAAAAAATACTGATTGATAAAATCTATATTCTGATTGCAGATTTTTTGTTGCCAATAAACATTATCAAAAATGTCATTTTTGCCTAAAATATATTGTCCATTTTCATCAGGCATAATCCATCTCTGAACACCATTTTCGTCTCCTACTTCTCGGCAACCATTTAAAGTTCCTAACCAAACATCAACCCAAATAGCATTTTTAAACTTACCAGCACTTTTCATATATTTTATCATGCTTGTCATAGAAAATGCATGAAAATAAAATTGTGGACTTACAATAGTGACTTTTTCATGAATAAAAATAGATTCTGGATTTTTTTCATGAATATAATAAAAATCAAAATTATCACCTAATTGATCTATTATGTACCTTACATATTGTTTTGAGGAAATAATGTCACCATGTTGATGAGCTAAATAAAAAACGACTTCTTGCTTCATATTTATTTTATACAATTGACAGGAAACTGACTATTTTGTATAATTCAGTAGGTAATAAATTAATGTCAAGAAAATATCTTCCCACTTTATCAGAGCTAATTGATAGACTTTCTATTGTTCAATTAAAAGAAGTTTTTATGCCGGATCATAAAACAGAATATGCAAAAGAAATTGCAGATATTCTTCATGATATTCAAGCCCATATTGACGAAAATAATACTGTAATTGACGCAGAAGTTATTAGAGCCGTAGTAGTCTTATCGCAAATGAATCTACATATTTGGCATAATGAAACCAATTATCGAAAAGGCATTAAAGACGGAAATAATCTTGAATTAACCCACGGCCTAAATGGAATCAGAAACACTGCCAAGAATAAAATTCAAGAAGTGGTTGGTGGAAGAAAAGACTACAAAATTGATTGTTTAGCTGCTGATTTTAAGGATTGGGAGATCAGCTGGTAATGCAAAAAGTATTAATTACAGGTGGGGCAGGGTATCTTGGCTCTGTTCTTACTGAAGTTTTATTGTCAAAAGGTTATGCAGTTACTGTTTTAGACAATTTAATATATAAGCAACTTTCTTTAACTTCATTTTGCCATAACAAAAATTTCAAACTAGTAGTTGGCGATGTTCGAGACAGTCAACTTTTATCTGATTTGGTTGAAACTCACGACATCATTATCCCGTTAGCAGCTATTGTTGGTATGCCAGCTTGCAAAAAAGATCCTGATTTAACAGTAGCAGTAAACTATCAGCAAATTGATGATATTGTTCATTTTGCTAGATTTGGTCAAAAGATTTTAGTACCCAATACCAATTCACAGTATGGAAGTTCTGACACTATTATCACTGAAGAAAGTCCATTTAACCCACTTTCACTATATGCACAAACAAAATGTGATGCTGAAAAAGCTGTATTGGATTCCGGTAATGGAATTTCGCTTAGACTTGCTACAGTATTTGGAGTTTCATACAGGCAAAGAATGGATCTACTTGTAAACGATTTTGTTTACAGGGCTTTTACTGATGAATTTTTAGTCTTATTTGAATCACATTTTTTACGCAATTATGTTCATGTAAGAGATGTAGCTAAAGCATTCGTTCATTTGATTGAAAATTATGAAACTTGTAACAATAACGCATATAATGTAGGACTTACATCAGCGAATATGTCTAAGCTTCAACTTGCTCAAAAAGTTAAAGAATATGTTCCAAATTTAGTCATTATTGAAGAACAGTTCAAAGAAGATTTCGATAAAAGAAATTATATTGTTTCAAATGAAAAACTTGAAAAAACAGGATGGGATTGTGATTACTCTTTAGATGCTGGAATTCAGGAATTATTGACAGCGTATAAAATGATTTCAAATTTCAAAAATAAAGATTTCACTAATTTATAGATAAGACGAATAATAGGAATATAAAATGTTTAAAAATCAAAATGTGTTAGTTACAGGCGGGGCAGGAATGGTTGGAAGAGCTTTAGTTGCAAAGCTTTTGACTTTAAATGCAAACGTAACGATAGCTGACTTACATAAACCATCAGACCTTGAACCCGAAGTTAATTTTGTAAGTAAAGATTTAAGGTATTTGCATAATTGTGAAGAAATCTGTTCAGGACAAGATTATGTTTTTAATATTATTGGTATCAAGGGTTCACCCAAAGCCTGTGCTGAGCAGCCAGCGGACTTCATGGTTCCAATGTTGCAGTTCAATACTAATATGATGGAAGCTGCTAGAAAAGCTAATGTCAAATGGTATCTTTACACAAGCTCAGTAGGTGTTTATTCTCCTGCTGATGTTTTTTATGAAGATGATGTATGGAAGACATTTCCATCTCCTAATGATAAATTTGCTGGTTGGGCAAAAAGAATGGGAGAATTACAATCGGAAGCATATTCAATTCAATATGGCTTGAATAACATTTCTATAGTAAGACCTGCTAATATTTTTGGTAAATATGATAATTTTAATCCTGTAAATTCAATGGTTATTCCGTCTTTAATTAGAAAAGCGCAAGAAAATGATGTTCTTGAGGTTTGGGGAGATGGATCACCAATTCGAGATTTTATATTTGCTGATGATGTAGCTGATTCAATGATTAAATGTGTTGAAAACAAAGTAACAGTTCCTGTTAATTTAGGCTCTGGTAAAGGTTATTCTATTAAGGAATTAGTTGAAGTTGTAGTAAAATGTTCAGGCAAAGATAATTTAGAAGTTAAATGGCTTGTAGACAAAGGCAATGGTGATGCTATCAGAATCATGTCTACTGAACGTGCTGAAAGTTTTGGAATTAAAACCAATACTACTCTTGAAGAAGGCATTAAAGTTGTAACTGAATGGTTTAAAGATAATAAAAATACAATAGATCAGCGTTACAATGTGTTTGTAAATCATTAAGGATAAAAAAATGAGTTTTTTCGCAGGTAAAAAAGTTGTTGTTACTGGTGGTAGTGGATTCTTGGGAAGTAATTACATTGAAGGTCTAGTAAAGCGTGGAGCTAATGTATTTACTCACATCCATCAAAAGCCATTACAAACTAATGTTGAAGGTGTGAATGTCATGCCTTATTGTGATTTGACAAATCTAGATGATTGTATCAAGCTTATTGATGGAGCTGATTATGTAATTCATAGTGGTGGAAATATAGCACATCCATCTACAGTTCCAACAGATATTCAAATTTCAATTCAAAATATTAATGTTTTAGGAAATGTTCTTGATGCTTGCAACAAAACGGGAGTAAAAAGAATTCTAGATCTTAATAGTTCAACTGGATACCCTGATAGAAGGTATCCAATCACTGAAGATGAATATTGGGACGATGAGCCCTACAAAGCTTATTATGGATATGGATGGATGAGAAGATATCGTGAAAAACTCATGGAACATGTTTCAAAGTTTTCTGATCTTGAAATTATGTTAACAAGAGGAACTGCTATCTTTGGACCTTATGATAATTTTGACACTAAATCCTGTCATGTTGTTCCAGCTCTCATCAATAGAGTTCTTACAGATGAAAATCCATTCACCGCTTGGGGTAGTCCAGATGTAGTACGTGATTTCTTGTACGTAGAAGATGTAGTAAATGCAGCTTTATTGGTTCTTGAAAAGGGTGTTTCCATGCGCCCATACAATGTGGGCATGGGTAAGACTATCACAATTGGAGAAATATTAGAGTCTATTTTAAAAGCAACAGGAAAAAATCCTGATATTGTTTGGGATAATTCTAAACCTACAACAATTCCTTTCAGAATGGTTTCTACAGAAAGAATTACAAGCGAATTAGGTTTTGAGCCTCAATATACATTTGATCAGGGAATAGAAAAAACCATAAAATGGTACAAGGAGCATTATGGAATTCATTAATGAATTAGAATTAGCGTTAGAAAAAACATTACGCTCTATGGATAAATGGCATAATGAAAGTTTAACATGGTTTGATTATGATGAAGAAGAGAATGATAGTTTATTTTCATTAATAAGAAAGCTTGCTTTTCATAATTATTGTAATTGGCACTTTACCGAAGCTTATAATCACGACAGCCATGATGTAGTCAGATTTGTTTGGGAAGGTGGTTTAGGTCACAATAATTTCAGAAATATGTTTATGGAAAAAATAGATACATATTTTGTAAATAAACAAACTTCTGAAGGTGATTTCAATAGCGAGGGCATGGGCAGTATCATAGACAGGTATACTAATGATTACTTAAAATTTATTCATTTGACATCTGAAAATGATGAAAGAGCCCCATTGCTCTTACCGCAAATTGATTTCCTTAAAAATGCATCATTAACTCTTGAAAAAGATTTAATTTCTGGAAAAAAGAGAATTATTATTTTTAAAAAGTTTAAGACAAAAGGCTATATAGCTTTGTGTAAATAATTATGAAAAATTACAGCGAAGAAGAACTAATAAAGTTTGAAACAGATATAGCTGAATGTTTTAATGAAGGCATGATCAAGTCTCCAATACACCTTTACAGCGGAAATGAGTCTGAAATTATAAATGTATTCAGCAATATAAATGATGAAGACTGGATTTTCTGTACATGGAGATCGCATTATCAATGCTTACTAAAAGGAGTTCCGCAAGAAGTCTTAAAGAGCGATATCATTAAAGGTAAATCTATTACTCTTTGTTATCCAGAATATAAAATTTATTCTTCAGCAATTGTAACAGGAAGCATCCCCATTTCAGTAGGCGTGGCATTAGATATTAAAAGAAAGAATCAAAAAGGTCATGTATGGTGTTTTGTAGGAGACATGGCATCTGAAACTGGAACTTTTTTTGAAAATTGGAAATATGCTAATAACCATGACTTGCCTATTACATTTGTTATAGAAGATAATAATAAATCAGTATGTACGGATACTAGAAAAGTATGGAATGTAGATGATTTGTATTTTAAGGATAAAAATAAAGTAATTTATTATCAATATGAATCTAAATACCCTCATGCTGGTGCTGGTAAAAGGATACAATTTTGATGACATATTTTGATGAGTTAAAAAGATCTATGGAATGGTTAGCCAGCCAAAAAGATACTTTATTTTTAGGTCAAGCTGTAGAATATCCAGGAACAGGTATGACTAATACATTAAAAAATGTAGATAAATCAAAACTTCTTGAAATGCCTGTAAATGAAGATATGCAAATGGGTATAACGTTAGGTTTAGCTCTTAATGGAACAGTACCTATATCTTTATATCCTAGATGGAATTTTTTGTTATTAGCAGCTAATCAACTTGTCAATCATGTAGACAAAATTAAAATAATGTCAGATGGACAATATACTCCTAAAATTATTATAAGGACTTCTATTGGGTCTCAAAGACCACTACATCCTCAGCATCAACACATCGCGGATTTTACTGGTGGATTCAAAGCTATGTGTGATTTTGTTGACATAATTAAATTAGATGAGCCTAATCAAATTTTTGAAGCTTATCAATATGCTTATGAGAGAACAGACAATAGACCAACAATTTTAGTTGAATGGGGCGACTATTACAACGAGAAATAATATGAGTAATTTTTTTCTTCCACTTATGAATGATAATATTGATAAAGAAGACATCAATAATGTTATTGATTTTTTATCTCAAGACAAAATACCAAAGTTAACTAATGGCCCAAAAGTAGTTGAATTTGAAAATTCTTGGGGTGAATGGCTAGGCACAAAATATAATCTTATGGTTAATTCTGGCGCTTCAGCTAATGAATTAACAATGTTAGCCCTTGCTCATATTGTTGGAGAAGGAGAAATTATTGTCCCTCCTCTTACTTGGATTTCTGATATTTCTTCAGTGCTTTTTGCTGGTCATAAACTTGTATTTGTTGATGTTAATTTTACCAACTTGTCTTTTGATATCGAAAAATTAAAAGCAGCAATAACTCCGCAAACCAAAGCTATTTTTCTTACACATGTTCTTGGTATTAATGCTCTTACCAAACAACTTATTGATATTTGTGAAAACCAAAACATTCTTTTAATTGAAGATGTTTGCGAATCTCATGGTACAACATATAAAGATACAAAGGTTGGAAATGTAGGTTTTGCAAGCAATTTTAGCTTTTATTTCGCTCATCATATGTCAACCATAGAAGGCGGTATGATAAGTACCAATAATCATGAATTTTACCAAGTTTGTCGTGCTTTAAGATCTCATGGTATGACAAGAGAAATGACTGATGTTTCTATGAGACAAAAGGTAATTGACTCTAATCCTGATTTAAATCCAGATTTTATTTTTCTTAGACCAGCTCATAATTTTAGGAGCACAGAAATCAATGCTGTTATTGGCTTGTCTCAACTTAGGAAACTTGATGCAAAAAATCAAGAAAGAAAAGATAATTTCGATTTATTCATTTCAAATTTAAATCCTGACAAATATCATATTGCTATTAACACAGAAGGCAATTGCAATTATGCTTTTATTGTAATATTAAAAAATCCTGATATGAAAGAACGTGATCTTTTAGAAAATAAACTTAAAGAAAACGGTATTGAATTTAGAAGAGGATTATCTGGTGGTGGAAATCAAATGAGACAGCCATTTTTCAAATCTGTCTATAAAGATTTTTCAAATTATCCTAATATTGAACACATACATAACTTTTCTTGGTATATAGGAAATTATCCAGGATTAGAAAAAGAAAAAATTATTAAATTACTTGAGGTATTGAATGCCTAGAGTAGATAATCTTCCTGGAGTAACTGTTTTTATAAAAGATGCATTTACAGATAATCGTGGACAATTATATACAATTTGGAACGAAAAAGATACACCTAATCTAAATTTTAATCATGATAAAGTTGCTGTATCTAGTAAAAATGTTCTTAGAGGCCTTCATACTGATAAATCTTGGAAACTAATTACTTGTTTATATGGAAAAATACAACTAGTAATTTTAAATCTTAAAACTTACGAATATACTGATTTTATAATTGATGCAGAATCTAATGATAAAATCAGTGTGTTAGTACCACCTGGATTTTATAATGGACATTTGGTCCTTAGTGAAAATGCTGTTTTTCATTATAAATGGTGCTATGAAAATGATTACCCAGATGTTAAAGATCAACAATCTTTAAGTTGTCATGATACAAAATTGGGTATAAATTGGTTAATAGATAATCCAATTTTATCAGAAAGAGATAAAAATACACCATTATTATGAAAGAAATATACAAAGAAATATACAAAGACATAAAAATACTTATTATTGGTGATTCATGTAAAGATATTTTTATATACGGAAATGTACCAAGATTAGCTCCTGAGGGCCCAATACCTGTTTTCAATCCTTTGCATAGTAAAGAAAATAATGGTATGGCTTCAAATGTTTATGAAAACATCAAAGCAATTGGTGCAAAACCTTTTCTTATTACTCAAGACGAAACTATTGTAAAAACAAGGTATGTTGATGACAGAACCAACAGTTTGTTACTAAGGGTTGACACTAATGATAAGGCAAGCCGTATTAATAAAAATATATTAAATAATATTAAAAATAATATTTTTGATGGCATATCTTACGATGCAATTGTAATAAGTGATTATTGTAAAGGATTTTTGACAGAAGAAGATATTGATGAAATTTCTAAAAATAATTATAATATTTTTCTAGATACTAAAAAAGTTTTGGGCGATTGGTGTAAATATGTATCTTATATAAAAATAAATCAAGTTGAATATGAAAAGACTAAGCATACTATAGCTAAATTAGGTATTTATGATCAACTGATTATCACAAAGTCAAATGATGGTTGTCAACATAAAAATAAAAAATATCCAGTTGAAGATGTTAATGTTAAAGACGTATCTGGCGCTGGAGACACTTTTATGTCAGGTTTGGTAACTGAAATGGTTAGAGTTGAAAATATAGATATAGCTATAAGTTTTGCTCAAGAATGCGCTACTAAAGTGGTTCAAAAATTAGGAGTTTGTACTATATGAATATGACTGAATACTATGCAATGTATCTTACCTTGCATCAAAATAAAACATGCAGAAGGTTACATGTCTTAGGACAACTAATGACACTCTTGTGGATTGCTGGATGCTTATGGTATCAATATTACTGGTTTCTTTTACTTACACCATTTATTGTCTATCCATTTGCCTGGAGCGGACATTACTTTTTTGAAAAGAACAAACCAGCAGCCTTTAAAGATCCAATAAAAGCTAAAATTAGCGATTGGATAATGCTCTCTGACATATTGAGAGGCAAAGTTCCATTCTAACAAAAAAAGGAGGCTTTTCAGCCTCCTTTTTTATATTTGATCAATAAACTTATCTAGCATGTCGCAAATATAAATTATTTGTGTCGGTGTAATAACAGGAGATGTACCCAAGAAGAATGTATTAGTAGTGACAATATTCGCTACTGGAAAATCCTTTAAAGTAAGATCTCCAATTAAACCGCTATATGCTGGTTGCATCAAAATATTACCAGCAAAATACGGTCTTGTTTGAATTTTTTTACTTTCAAAAAATTGACATAAATCACTTCTCTTAAATGGGGCATCTTCCTTGACTGTTATAGGGAATGCAAACCAATTTACATCCGCTTTGGCTTGTGGTCTAGGTAAATGGAAATATTCTTCATATTTTCCAAATACATCAAACAAGAGCTTGTAGTTTCGTTTTCGTAAGTTTGATATTTCATCAAACTTATCAATTTGAGCCAAAAGCATTGAAGCTTGCACTTCGATTGGTTTAAGGTTGTAACCCACTTCTTCGTAAACATATTTATGATCAAATACCTCACCGGGCATACTTGGAAGCCATTCTGAAAACCTTTTATTACAAGCTCCACATTCTGTAATATTTTGTTTACCTATACAAAAACATCCTCTACCCCAATCTCTGAATGATCTAATAACTCTTTCAAGTTCATCGTCATTACATGTTACTAATCCACCTTCTCCACAAGTAATATGATGAGCAGGGTAAAAAGAACAAGAAGACATAGCCCCAAAGCTACCGAGAGGTTTACCATCAAAGGTACTTCCCAATGCATCACAACAGTCCTCGAGTAAAATAAGATTATAATCTTTTATAATTTTCATAAGTAAATCCATATCTGGTGGATTACCTAATACATGTGCAAAAGTAATAATTTTAGTGTCTGGATTTTGTTCTAGAGATTTAACAACACAATCTAAGTCAAGATTCAATCCATCAAGGGTAATGTCTACAAAAACAGGCTTAAAACCACATTGAAAAATAGGATTTACAGTAGTTGGAAAACCAGCAATAGGAGTTAATACCTTAGTTCCCTCAGGAAAATCTAAAAATCTTTTGGATTTCATTGCTGACATCATTAAAAGGTTACTACTGCTACCGGAATTAGTTAACAAAGCATGTTTTTTGCCAAACATCTTAGCTAATTTATTCTCTGCCTTATAAGCTTCAGAGCCTAACACTAGCCAACCGTCTAATAAGGTATTAACAGACCTTACAATTTCATTAGTGTCAAAATAAGGACCAGCGTAATGCACATAGTCTTTACCAGGTCTCCATGATTTCTCAGGAGATGAATCTACATATTGCTCAATTAACTTGAGCAACTCTTCTCTTGTTACCATAAATAAATTATACCTTTAGATTTCATAAATCCATTCATTATAATCTTTATTGTTAGAAAAATCAAAATCATTATGCCCAAAATCGAAAAGTTTACCTGAATTATCAACATTAAATATAAAATTTTGTGAACTTTCGGTATTCCATTCTGCTACGGGATTGCTGTATCTCCAATGATCAATAAGCATAATATAATACTCAATAGGGTTAGATAAAATAGCTTCCTTGGTTATACCCGAATGCCCATTCCTATAAAATCTAATTGGAACATTCCAATCAATTTTGTTATATGGATCTAAAAGATGTGTCCACTCTTTCCAATCAACAGTGTATTTAATGAATTCTCCATGATGCCTTTGATTATAATTTGGAGGGCTAATATACTTATTTCCAATATGTTGGTTGAATGGTGGACGAGACATATATTCACCATTAGGAATAGAAGTATAATAATCTCTCATAGAAAATATATCATTTTTGTTGTTACCCCATTTGTGATGAGTTTCCAAGTCGCCGTCAAATGGATGCCCTTGAATAAACCATGTAATATCTGCTAAATTATAATAATTTTTGATTATATGGTATAATTGCGATCCATGATACATTCCTAAGTTGGGTAAGTTAACTACTTTATGTTTTGAATTAGTTTTATTACCTTTGTTATAAATTACAACATCTTCTAAATAATCAGTCCAAGAAATATCTTCACTATGTCTCATAACCACTGTCTGAATTTTCATTATTTTCTCCTATAAAATAAGTTGATTGGCCAGAGTCTACATTTTATATTGTAAAGCAAAAAAAAAAGGCCCTTCCGAAGAAGGGCCTTTCATGAATTTTATTCCTAAATTAGGAAACAGTAATTCTTGAAACTGCGTAGTCGTTGATAAGAGCAAAACCGAGCTCTTCGTAAACGACCCATCCGAGACGAAGTCTCTTTGGATCATCTGCTGGGAGGACAGTGATGTCTTGTCTGATTGGCATAGCGCCACAGAATTGAGCAGGTGCAAGAACATAAACTGAGTTCTTAGGAACCATTGTGGAAACGTGGATGTCTGCGGAATAAATATGTCCGTAGAGACCAGTCATAAGAATATCTCTTTGAGTTGCCTCATCGAAGAATTCCTTACCCCAGTTTCTGATATCCTTGTATCTTTGTGGGTGAAGAACAACCTTAGCACCGATTAACTCGTGCTCTTCAATAAGAGTCAACGCAAGGTTGACGTTCTCAGGTTGAAGAGTACCAGAAACGGAAATTGCTTGGTCAGTTGGAACACCAGCATTGATAACCTTGAAGACTTCAGTATCTTCTTGTCTTTGGAGGGAGTCCTTAGCACGGACTTGAGCTCTATCGACAATATAGAATCTTCTTTGGCGAATTTCGTTTAAACGAATTTGTGGATGTGCAGCCAACTCAATGGTTGGAACAAGAAGCTCTTCTGCTTCAACTTCAGCTGAAGGAACAGCTCCACGCTTAGGGATGACATAAGACTTTACAGCTACGTCTCTTTCATAACGAGCAAGTGCACCTTGTGGAAGCTCATCGACCATCAAGAGCTTACGACCAATTGCTTGGTACATAAGAGAGGTCTTGATTGGCTCGACCATAGCTTGTGCAAGAGCAGTACGACCCTCTGGGGTCTCAAGAGCCATAGCAATAATGGACTCTCTTTGCTCATTAGTATTTCTTTTGATCATTGACATTTTTAATTTTCTCCTTATAAAAGTCCTATGTTATTATGCTTGGGTGAAGTAAAGTAAACCAGCAGCAGAATCATAGCGGTCAACATAACCAACTAACAATTTGCCGACAGTACCACCCCAACCAGAAGCGAATCCACCAGATTGACCAGGTGCAACTACACCAGCCTCAACGATTTTACCAGAGCCGTTAGCAGCAAAGGTAAGAGGAGCTCCAGGATTGTAAACAGCAGTTGAGCCATCAGTAAAGATAGATATTGCAGAACTACCAGATCCAGTAAGGAATTGGTCAGTTACAAATTGAGCGCCAATTGAGTTATAAACTCCAACACCTCTTCTTGGGCCTTCATATCCTGAAGAACCAGCTGTTGGGTTAGTAACATTATTAACGTTTTCCGCTAAGAAATCGCCAATAGCTCTTTTGGAAACTGTGTAAAAGCCATTGTTGTTAGCTTGGAAGTTTCCTGAAGCATCAGTGTAAGAGGAACCAACTGGGTCAGCAATAATCATGGTATTGCCAGTTCTTGCTGTGTCATCAGATGAGAATCCGACGAATCCAGTGGAAGAACCTAAAGCAGATCTAGTACCAATAACTACACGACCAGCGTTTGAATAATCTCTAACAAGACAAGCACCTGCTAACCAGGATGCAGTAGCTGCTGTATCGTAATTAGCAACAATTGTTGAATTTAATGCGCGAATAGCCATTTTATATTTCTCCTAAAAATAATTTTGAAGATTACTAATCTTCGATGTTTGGCATTGTCCAAGTGCCCTTGAGGGCAGATTGAATATCAAGAGCTGCACTATTGGAAACTGAACTTCCAGAAAATGCAGGGGATGTAGAAATACCGATTGTTTGAGCAGTTCTGGTATTCATTTTCTCTGCAGCAGCTGCAGCAATTCTCTCAGAACTTGTCTGAGCAGATTTGAGCAGTAGCTTTGTTTGTCTGATCATTGCGTCAGCTTTAAGATTGTCATTAAGCATTTGATCAGCGTATGAATCGATTTCATTGGCATCAATAATACCAGCTAAAGCTAATTTACTTGAGCATGAAAAAGCTGTTTTAATTCTTGCTGTCTCTAAAGCAGCTACTTTACTGAATTCTGCACTTGAAGTGATATTCATCTTGTTATTATTAAGATCAAATTCAGTCTTAGTTGCTTCAACATCACCATCGTCATTTTTCATGCCAGACTTCTTGCACTCTGGGCAATCATAAGAAGCCATTTCATGTTCAGCTAAAGCTGTTTTGTATCCACATGAAGTACATTCACACATTTGCTTGTTTTGATCATTAGCAACTGTAGTTTTATGTCCAAATCCTGGCATTTGAGTAGGGATAGATGGTTGATCAACATCAAAATTACCCGCAGATGGGGTCTTAAAAAGCTCTGCATCCAATACATACTCTAATGAACCGTCTTTAGGTCCTGGCATTGTAACTGGATTAGTTGCATCTTTTGTTTGTAAATATTTACCATTAAGGGTAGGAACCGCGAATGGTTCAGGTGAGAAATTATCGTCCTTAAGACTATTACCTTCACTTGAATCTAATGACATTGTTGGGTATTCAACTTCGCCTGGAAAACTTACTTTATCATTGTTATATGAAAAACTAGCTGACGCTTTCATACTATCTTCTTCAGCAGCTAATCTGCGAAGGATTTCTTCTCTTTCAGCACGTCGAGAAGCCTGAGCATTTTTACTCATTTTATTTACTCCATTACTTAATTTGTGCATTGGCTCGGAATCATCTTCCATATCTTCATCATCAAAATCCTCTTCCATGTCGTCATCTTCCATGTCATCATCTTGATCTTCATCATCAAAATCCATGTCGTCATCTTCCATGTCAAAGTCTGAATCTTCTCCGCCAAGAAGATTGTCAAGCGCTTCTTGCACAGCTTTTTGTGCAGCGTCAACCATGTCAGCGGGAACTTCTATAACTATCTTTGCGATATCACCATCATCTTCTACTTCGTCATTATCTTCTTGAATATCGTTATCAAATTCATCTTCATCATCTTCTAAATGATGCATATCTTCATTCATATCGTCATCTGATTCGTCTACGAAGTCTGCAGTCTGTTCAGCCCCATTATCAAAATTTAAAAGTTTTTTGACTCCGATATCTGAAATTCCAGCTTGCTTGGCTAAATTAGGTAAATATTTTGCTCTAATTGCTTTAGCTATTTCAAGAGCTTCGCTTTGATCCAATGATGCGCCTTTTGAAATATCATTAGCACAATTAATCAAATCTTCTCTATCAGTTGCTTTTATTTCAGCTAAACGAAGTGCTGCAATTTTTTCTTGATTTGCGGCATTCTTCATAATATCTTTCATTTATTGCTGCTTCCCTCATAATATTGTTTAATCAATAAAATTGATTTACAAGTTATACTTGTTGTAGAAACTATTTTTATGTTCTGGTTAATCTAAAATAATTCCTGCTTATCATACATACTTTGTATATTTTACAAGTTTATTTTATAGTCATAAAAAAGAGGGGAAAAATCCCCTCTTTTTTATTGTTTTACAATGTTAGTCAATCCAAGTAATGGTTGCATCTAATAGTGACGGATTCTTTTTATTTGCCTTGACTTCAGTCTTAGCATATGTACCGCACCCGTAGCAGAATGTATTATTCTTAACTTTATGTGCTTTTCTATTTCCACACTTAGGACATACCATACCTAATGGTAACTTAGTTTCAGTGTCTCTATTGAAATCAGGAGATGCTGTTCTCAAGTAAACATCAGAATCTAAAGTTGTAGCTAATCTAAACATTGACTTCTTTGATGCCATAGGAGCCATCGGTGCAGGAGCAGTAGCAGCACCTAATCCAGCTTCACCCATTGCAGCTCCACCCATTCCAGCGTCAGGAGCACCAGAAAGAGCATCCTCTTCGCCAGGAGCGCCTAAATCATCTTCACCTTGAGATTTTAATTCAATAGATTGATGAATGGTGTATCTTGCCTTACAGTTGTTACACGCGCCTTCGCCATTCGCAACATCGGTGTCGTCAGATCCACAACTAGGACATATAGATCCCCAAGGTTTACTTACACCTGGCTCCGCAACTGCATCCATGTCAGTAGCATCAGCAGCATCTGGACCGCCAGTTAAGGAAGATAATCCTAAATCACCACCAGCTGGTGGAGCTCCGGCATCCATTCCAGCCATAGGGGCAGCACCTGCGCCCATGCCACCCATAGGCGCTCCCATTGGAGCTCCCATACCAGGAGCCATTTGAGCATACTTCTGCAAAACATCATTTCTACGTTTTACAGTAGCAATTCTAGCTGCATCTGTCATCATTATAGGATCAACTATAGCAACTTCAACATCTGCATCCATTGGCATTTCAGGAGAAACTTCATCTGCTCCATTATTGCTTACATCAAATGTCTTAGAAGATCTAGTTGAAACAGTGGCTTCTACTCTACCGTCTTCAAAAACACAAAGATCAGTAAAGCTAAAAGTACTAGGATCTACGTGATAATCACGCTCTTGGAGAACTTGAATTGCTTTTTGCTTAAATGCTTCATCAAATCCCTCATCAGAAGGATTCATTCCATCTAAATCGTCTACAGTGCATTGGAATCTAAAACTTTCTGACTTCTCTTTTGTTACTTTCATTCCAGCAGTTCTATCAGAATTAATTTTTGCTTCGATGGCTTTGGTAATAATTCTTTCAGCCATTTCTGGATCTTCAACAAATCTTTTAGCAGCAACAACAATTGTTTTAGTAGGAATGTTGAAATTTGTTGAATAGTCAGCAAGCCATCCAATAATATTTCCTGCTAAATCCTTAGTAGAAGCTGTTTTGACTCCCCAGAACTCTCTTCTGGCTCTTGATCTCAATCTAGCAGAAGTGACTGTGTCAGTTTTAGCTTTTGTAATACCATAAATCATTGAATCAGTAGTCATGCTAGCTACAGCATTGATTGTTTCATCAGGAGTTACTCCTGTTTCAATAGTTGACTGAGCAGCTGCAGAAATAGCATTCATCAAAGCACTCTTTGGAGGAATTGTTTCATCAGCGTCAATAGCACCCATGAGGGCTGATTTCAATTCTTCATTCTTTGAAGGAACAGCATCAACATCAAGGCCTTCGCCAGGAACGTTAGCTTCACCCATAAGAAGTTCTGCTAATCTTCCGATGCCTTCTTTAGTAATTTCTGATTCAGAAGCAGCTACTGACAATGCTTGAGCAAGGTCAGAAGGAGTAATTCCCATTTCAGGACTTACAGCAGAACCTAATTGTTTCAAGATAGCACTAACAGAATCATCAGAAGAACTGTCTTTACCAAAGAATGAAGAATTTTCCTTTTGTTCTTCTCTCATTGGATTACCAGCAGCGGCAGCACCAATCATCTCAGGCAACATTGGTTCTTCTGAAAGCATTTGAGCAGTTCTTACAATATGATCAGGTGTTTCCATAGCAGAAACTACTGCTTTAGCTAAAGCTCTGACAGTTGTTGACATCACAACGTGTGGTTTAGCGGAACCTTCATTTCTGCATTTTGCTAAAAGATTTTCCAGAACGTCTTCATAAGATCCCTTTTGAACATCAGCAATTAATTCTGAAAGTGACTTTCTGGCATTCTTGTCAATAACCTTCCAGCCATAAAGACCAGCATTCTCAAGACCTGACTCAGAAATGTCAGTTTCTTTTCTTCGATTGCTGTAATAATTACCAGCTAATTCTTCTTCTCTTGTTTTCTCACCATCTGCACTATGCTTTGATGAAAGTCCATCTTGTAAAGTTTTGTATGGAAGACCTGTTCTGCTACCTTCTAATTCGACATCTCTAGTTTTACCAGCTTTATCATTAGAAGAAGTTTTGATAAATCCGCTGTAATCTTTAAGCAATTCAGCAGCAACTCTTGAACCGTTTCCACCTTCCATCATGTTAATTTGATTTTCAGTGAGAATTGGGTCCCAATCGGTTTTCTTTCCGTTTGTAAAGCCTGTAATAGAGCCATCAGTTGAAAGAACAACACGATTACCGGCATTGTCTTCTACCTTAAAATCTATAGTAACAGCAGCAGCAAGTTTCTTTCTTTGTTCCGCTGCAATTTTTGCAAAATGATCCATTTGATTTATGCCCTCCGCCTGATTTATTTTTGGCGTATTTGTTTTGATATTTTTATTTCGTTCATTAGCTAATCTAATGACATTACTTATACTGTTTTGGATTGATGATTCATCATTAATTGAAGATTTAAGATCAACTAATTTAGAAACAAAATTCACAAATTTATTTTCAGGTTCTAATTTTTTATGATTAGAACTTGCGAAAATTTCTCTTTTACCATCAGTAGAAGCCCAAACTAAATTAACATTAGAATGCGCTAAAGCTACACCACCACCCACATTTGCTTGGTCACCCAAAATTGGTTCCATAACTTTACCTACAGAACCAGATGTGTAATCAGCTAATCCAACATTAGGCGATAAGTTGGATTGTTGTTGTTGCTGTTGTGCACCTAATTGTTGTTGATTTAAAGGTTGTCTTTGTTGACCGCCTCCAACATCAACACCACCTTCATCAATAATATCTTGCATGGTGCCTTGAAGATCAGCCATAGATTTTGTTATTTTTTGGACATAACCTAAATCAACATTGTCTTTTCTGGCAAACATATTCATAACAGCAACTTCTAAGAAATTTAATGATAAATTAATTAGATCAAGAACATTCAAGCCGGTTCGTGGGTCGATTCCCAGAGCAGTTAAAACTGCTAACACTGTAGAATTTTGATTAGCACCTTCTGCAGCTAATAAAGGACCTCCCACAAGAGTACCAGCATTTTGAGCTAATTTAATAGATGATTTAGCAGTTGTTTCAGCTACTCTAAGGAACTGCTCATAATAAAATCTATCTTGAGAATTAGTAGGGCAATTATTATGTGCTAAAACAATGTTAGCACAAATTTGATTTGCTTTCTTTTCTAAGTTTTGAGCAGCCTCTAAAACATCATCAACGTCATAAATTTCTTGAATTTCACATGCTTCAAATGCTCCATCGCCAACACATGAAAGCTCAATAAATTTTACATTGTAGTTTTCTTCATAAACTTTTTTGTTTGATTTAGGACTAACTTTGCCTTTATATTTCTTAAGACAATCGCAATAATCTCTTTCTACATAAGCCTTATTACCACACTCAGAACAAATGCCCCAATCAACTGACGCTCCCATAGAAACGTCGTGAATAACACCAGTTCTGATATTTCTGGCAATATCAGGATATGCTTCTTCGTCTACGAAAAAAGTACAGTAAACACAATTTTCATCGTCATCCCATTCAGCATACACAACCATTCCTTTGGCTTGTTCAATATCATCATTTTTATGATTTGTATATATTGGTACACCTTCAAATGTTTTATATGCTGGAATCTTTTGACCTTTTAGATCAATCTCTTTGAGTAATTCAGCTTTAGAAAAGTAATCTCCATTAGCATTTACAACATCAGCATCAATTGCTCTAGCTCTTACCCATAAAAGTTTAGCACCTTTACGAGCTTGCATTTCTTTAACAATATCAAAATCTTTGTATTTTTCTAGAACTTCTTTAGGATCAGCATATAAAGATTGTAAACCAATTTTAGCCGCTTCTCTCATGGTAGAAGATGCTGTTTTGAGCATAAAATCTCTAGCAATCTCTCTATCAGATTCTTTTAAGAAACTATTGATTGTAATAGCTCCGCCTTTTGCAACCCTATACATATTTATGCTTCCTTTAAAAAATCACAAACAATTTACTTTTCACTTCTATAAAAATAGCTTAAATTCCTACAAAAACATAAACCCGTCGATTTCGACGGGTTTATTGTACAAGCAATATAATTTCAATTAAAGAGTATCTTTACTGGATCCGCCATTAGTTCTTTTCCTTATTGCTTGTATTATTACATTAATACAGTCTTGAGGAAAATCTTTTAATTCCTTATCAGTAAATCTTAGAATTACCCATCCGTTAGATGCTAATTCAGTATCTCTTCGTTTATCTTTGGCTATTTTTTCTGGATTATTGTGCCAAATTCCTCCATCAGCTTCAATTCCAATTTGTATTGATGGAATAGCAGCATCTAATTGATAATCACCAGTAGGACCAGCAGAATATTGAGCATACAGCGCATATGGCATATTCAGGGATAATAACAAACCATATAATAATTTCTCTATAGATGTATACATTTGAGGCTGATTGATTTGTTTTTTAGCAGCAATAACTGTTTTAAAGTTTTCATTTTCAGAAGATTCTGCTAATCTGATTTCCATTTGCGCTTCTATATTTAAAGGAACTGACTGAATTCCTCCAAGTAAAGGAGCATATAAATTGCCAAATAGTCCATCATATTCATCAGGTAAAGGTCCTAAATTACCTCTTCCTGATACTGGATATAAAGAATGTAAAAATCCTTCATGAGCGGCAGATTTTATTTTTCTGCTTGCTGTTCTAAGTTTAGAATCTTTAATTTTCAATCTGTCATTATAAATATCATTAATAATTGATGAGGCAAATTTGTAATATTCTAATTTATTACTAGCTGTAGGCATACCAGCCGGAGCGCCCATTGCTGGCGCTCCCATACCAGGTGCTCCCATTCCTGGAGCACCCATTTCAGGAGTCATTCCAGGTTGTTGAGCACCAAAGCCTTGTCCTGTAACACCATTTGATTGAAAGTTTAATGAAAAATTAGGAGTACCAAAATTCGAATCATTCATAAAATTCGAACCTTGCTCATATCTCAATCTTTCAATTTCTTGATCTGGATCTAAACCAAACGCTTCAATAAGTGAAACATTAGAAATTACTCCATTTTGATTAGCAGTAACAAGGGTTTGTAGTTTTCCAGTATCATCTCTAAGCTCTAGATCATCAAACTTAATTTTTGGAAATACAATTTCCTCTTGCCCTCTTTCACCTTCAACAATGAATCCATTCCATTGGGCAACTGGTTTAAATATGCATTGTTCTATCCAGTGCTTAACTTCATTTCTAAAGGTATCTAGTCTTTTACCCATAGCTAAAAGACCAACTTGTCCAGATGAATACGCTGGCCCTTCTCCATTAAGCAAAAGTTTATTAAGCATAACTCCGTCTAAAATTTCTTGCTCAATCAATTCAAATTCATTAGAAAGAGTATGGATTTTACCTGTAGCACCAACATAATCCATATCAAAAGCATGGTGAGTAACAAGTGTAAGATTAGGATCATTAGCAATTGCTGCTAATTCATCTTGAACACCGTCAATATCTTCTTGTGATGCTGGTCTTGTGTCATTTCCAACTTTGACAACCTTAATTGGTAAAATCATTCTTTCAGCTACAACAAATTGAGCTTGACGCAATTTATCTTTATAGGTCAAAGTGGGAAATAAACTTCTAATCATTGGGGTTCCATAGTCTTCCCAAGGATTAGAGCCATACTTAAAGTGATGAATAGAAATAGGATTTAACTTTATTGGATCCCCTTTTATAATCATCTTCTTTACATTGTCAGGAATTGCATCATAATGCTCTTTAGGTTGTCTCTCATTTACTAATCTAACTTCTTCTGGAGAAGGTCTGTAAACATAAGATCCTTGTTGATCAATCATTCCTGGAGATTTTAAAACACTGTCAGGGTTTAGGATAGAAATAGAATTCCAAGAAGCTCCATCATGTGTGCATTCTTCATTTTTATCATCATTCCAGTTACTACCATGACATTGAGGGCAGTTAATTGATAGTAAAACAAAACAGTCACCTAATAAATGGTATACTTTTGAAATTTCCGGTAGCCATTTTTGAAAATTAAGATGTTCAATAAGTTTTTCGAAATAATCTTTTACATAAGATGAGGAGCATTCTAGTGTCCAGCCAGAAAATGGATAATTAGTGTAAAAGTTTATAGCGGCAGCAACTTTAGGTTCATTATTCCTCCACCAGTTAGCCCACAAATAAACTTCACGTCTAGCGTTAGGGATTTGAAACGAGGATGGTGTAAGGAATGGTGAATAAAAGTTAGGAGCGGTGGTCATTGTATTTGTACCACCACTCATTTGGGAATATCTGTTCATATTAGTAGTAACAGATGTGCCCATAGACATTCCTATTCTAGAACTTGCATAATTTCTAGTTGACTCGGAAGAACTAGCAGAATTAGCATCTTTTATAGCGTAATTACCTGCTGTTTTTATTGCTGATGCTAACGATGTTCTTTTTGCCATAATATAATTATACCCACTAAGTGCATTTTATATATAGCACTAATACAATGATTTATCAGATGGCAAATTGTCTAGATTATTAAGACTTGAATTTAACGGATACATGCCTTCTCCGTTTTTTAGTGCCACCGATCCCTGAATTTTTTCATAGCTACCCATATTTTGTTTTTCGTCAGTAGGTCTAATTTCACTTAAAGATTGTTCTACTGTTTTAAATAAGGGCGTAACAGGCTTGCTAATAACTTCTTCAATTTGTGGTTGAATTGTCTCTTCTAAATTTATCTGCCTTTGAGGACCTACGCCAAAACTAGATTTGACAATTCTGTACCACATATTAATCTCTCAAATCTTCTAATCTTGAATCTAATCCAAGTTCATCTGCAAATGACTTCAAGTCATCATCAGAAAATTGATGACCCCAATCCTCATCAGAATCTAATAAAGATTCAATTGATTCTGTATATTCATCATTTGTTCTGGTTTCTTCTAATTTAGAATCAAAACTTAAATCTTCTTGCTTTTTTGCTTTTTTATTTAAGAAAGATTGTCTAAAATCATCATACTCTTCATCAAATTCATTTCCAGACGTTACTCTTTTAGCAAGAATATTCATAACATCTGAGCCCTTGATGTTATTTTTAGATGAAGCTAATTTATGAGGTAATTGATTTTCAAAAGGGGTTTCTTCAATTTTCTTTAATTCATTTTTAGATTTAGCATCATTTCTGTAAGCTTCATAAACTGAATTGTTGTCAGAAAGTTGTTTTTCTCTTGAGGTAGTATAATCTAGCTTGCCTCTATTTTTATTGATTCCGTCTTTGGCTTCTTCAAATCTTTCTTCGTATGTTTTCTCATTATCTTTTAATGGCTTAGATCTTTCACCCTCATTAAGATTGAGTAAATTTTCTTCATTATCAGCATGTCTTTGAACATCTAATCTTGACATTACTTGATCATGTGTTTGGAAAGCTACTTTAAGCCAATCTTGATAAGCACAAGAAACAGAGCCATCCTTGCCTACTCTTGAGTCTATACAATTATCTCTACATTTGCTGATCTCCATTGGAACAGCACCATTGCCTTGAAAATTACCTTTAGGGCAAAGTAAATATGGCTCATTGTTTTGTGTTGATAATGATGTATACGCTACTCTTCTGTTCTCTGTAGGTGTAAGATCATCAAACATTCTTTTCAATATTGTAGAAGCAATTTTATAATTTGATTTAACACCGGAAATTACATTGTTTCTGGCATTAATAAATTGATCTCTAGAATATGTAGTTAATGAAAGATTAATAGCAGAATCAATAGCTTTTAATGCTTCAATTTGTCTAAAGCCAGCAGATTTGTATTCTGACTTCGATGCAATTCTTTCCATTTTAACTGCATCGTTATTAGGATCGATAGCTTCTTGAAGAGAAGTGTAAGCAACTCTAATATTTTGTCTTATTTCAGATAATCTTATTTGAACTAAAGATTCATAAACATTAGATAATACTTCTTTTGCATTTGAAGCGCTAAAAACTCTTTTAGCGCCATCATAGCCATTCATACTTTCGAAAAATGATTTGACTAATAAATCATCATCATTAAAATCATTTTTTGATAAAAAACTAAAAGGATTATCGTCATGAGGTCTTTGTTTTTCGGACATTTTCATTTTATCAAGAATCATATCCATTAATCCTTGACCGTGGATTAATTTGTCTATTGTTTTAGGATTACTTGTATGAACCTCAGATCTCATTTTATAAAAGTTACTCATTTTATTTTCCTAATCCTAATTTTTTCATATCTTCTTTATCAAAATCGCGATCTTCCAATGCTTTTTTGATTTTATTTATTTCTTCACTAACACCAGCTTTACTAGGAGCTTCTTTTCCATTACTTTGAGGACTAGTTTTAGTAAAATCTTTAAGGTCTAATAAATAAACAAGTCTATTTAATAATTCAGGAGTAGATCTAGTTTCGTAATTAGGTTTAGTATCATAATCAAAAGCAGATGTCACCAATTTTGAATTTTGGGAATCAGCCTTTTTTCTTTCCTTATTTTTATTATATTCCATAACAACTTTGACAGCTTTTTCTATTGTTTCTTTATCCCAAATTTTGTCTTTAAGAATAAATCTGACAATATCTTTTTTCAATACACCGTGATCAAGAAGTTTACCAATTTTACCCATCAAAACTCTAAAAGGATTTCCTCTGGTTTTTTTCTTCTTTTTTTGAATACGTTGTGCTGTTCTATTATTATAAACTACTGCAGTAGGTTCCATTTGTTTCTCCACAGATTTTTTATTTTTTACTAAATCTATAATGTCAGAAGCTATTTCTTTTGGTAATGGTTCTGGCTTTTGTGTTTCAGGATTTATAGTGGGACTGTTTGGATTATGATTCATGCCTAAAGCGTAAATTAATTTTCCTACTTTTTCTTTTATTGTAGAATCAGAAATTTGCTCTTTTAGAATTGAAAGTTCATGTGCTAATTCAGGGCTAGGAGAATTATCAACTTTTTGACAGGCAGCAATGAGTGTTTCTGGTTTTACACCTTCACTACCATTACCATCCAATCGAATGTTATTAACTCCATTAGCTGGATTTGAAGCTACAGCTCCCTGATATTGCGAAATCCTATACATTTGTTAATCTTCCAAATCAAAACTATTATATATATCAGCTAAGGTTTTAGATCCATTTAAAGATTTAGCAACTAAATCATCATGCATGTGCTTTTTGATAGCAAGTTTTTGTTGTCTAGCTTTTTCTTGACTAGCAACTCTTGATTGTTCTCTTGCATCAAGTTCATTTGGATCTAAAATACCAAATTGTGATGATCTTGAAACATCATCAGAAGCAACACGTAATATACTGTGAGCTCTAGAATTAACAACTTGTGATTTTCTTAATGATTCTAAAGCGTTTTGCTCCCAAGTTGAATGTCTTGCAGCTTTTGCTTCTCTTCTATGAGCGTTGTTTTCAATAGCTTGAACAGTTTGTGATTCTTGACTTTGTAAGAAATCACTTTCGATGCCAAATAATTGTGGCATTAATTCATTATTGCCACTAAGCATAGCATTCATATAATCAGCAGCTGAAAAAGCTTGTAAATTGCTTGCTGTTCTAGTATTATCTGAATTGTCATTAGAAGATCCATAAGTTCCATTATTAACTCTGTTTTCTAATGTGTAATCTGAAAGTTGATCATATGTTTGAGCTGATGAAATTTTTTCCCAGGACTTTTCACTTTGTGATGTTCTGGTCATTCCAATTTGTTGTTTTGAAATTTTAATTCTATTTTCAGCTGAATTATTTTTTAAATTAGCATATGGGTCATCTTCAATTTCAACATGAGATCCAACAAATCTCTTTTCAATGAAATTTGGTAAATTGTTAGTATCAGATACTTTTCTAAAATTACTCATTTATTTATTCCTGGTTTCTTTCTTAATTACAACAAAAACTACCCAGGAAATTTTCATCCTGGGTAATTAGTTGAGGATTTAGTCGTATTTTTTGGTGAACAAGGCATCGATCCATTCAACATCACCGTAGCCAAGTTCGTTTTTCCAGTAATTAATAATTCTTGAGTAGTCAGCGTTGGTTAATGTTGCAGTTCTAACCATGGATTCAACAGCTGATTTTTTGATATTGACATCAAGGTTAGATGCCATAACATTTTTAATCTCAATAGTTCTTTCTTCAGAAGAATATGCTTCGCCTAAAACAGCTTGAACATATTCAGAAGGGAAACCATGGGACATAGCTTTTTCTGCAAATGCTTGTTTGGCGCTTCTTGACATATTTGAAACTTTTACAAAACTTTCAGCTTTAGCAGTCTTGATAGTTTTTTCTGCTCTAGCGTCAATCTTTGGTTTATTGTTTGCAGAAGCTGTTTTTAATAAAGATTCACGGTAAGCTTTTCTTTGTGCTAATTTAAGTTGTTTAGCATTAGAAGCTTCTATTTTCTTTTGAATTTGTTGAGCCAATATAACTCTTCTCTCATGTCTAGCAGCAAGAATTGTATTAGCTAAAATTTGGTTCCCAGAAGCCAATGCTGCTTCTACTGCCTCAGCACTTAATTGATCAGGATGTGTGAAAGAAATTCTGTCTGGAGCACGTTTGATCATTTTAGATTCATGCTCTTTATCATCCTCGCCACTTACATGCATGTTGTCATCTTTGCTGTCATCATCATCATCATCAGATGAAACTTTCCAGTTGCTTTGAACATCATGATCAACACCAGCAGCAACCTCTTCAAACTCAGGTCCATGAGTTTTCTTAAGTGCTCTTAATAATTCTGATACATTATCTGAAGCAGTTTGCTCAGAGCCTTCTTTGACTTGGGCAAGCTTTTCGTTGAAGTTATCCCAATCAATACCTTTGAACATTGCGTCAGATTCAAATGAATCATCTTGGTATGTATTAGGAAAAATAATATCTGCCATAATTTTTATAAACTCCTCGTTTATTTTTTTAAATCCTCAACTTCCTATAGCGAGGACGTTGATAAAAATACATTAATTTGCTTCTATTTAAAACCCATAAAATCCTTTAAAAGGTATTTTATTTTATGACAATAAGTTTTTTGTTTTTAAGATTAAACTTATCACCAATATTTATGTTGTGTTTGCTAAATTCACCTTTTTTAGCTTCTACAACATATTTTACAGAATTTGATTTTGGAGATACATTCTTTGTGCTTTGCTCCTCTAAATCTTTGATATCTACAATTTCCATATCACTATTTAAAAAAGCTAAACTTAAAGCAAAATCTACATTTTTGTTCCAAAAAGAATAACAATCTGGATAATCAAATTCAAAAAACGCTACTTCTAAATCTTCTAAAGGTTTTGCAAACATCAATCCTTTAGTTCTTGATTTATTGTCGTTAGCAATAAATCTTACGTCAAATTCTAAACTAGAATTTTTACTACTAGTGAGTCAAGTAGAAACTTTTCTAAATTTAGGTTGATTCTCTGAAACTTTAATGTTTTTAGCTTCTTGAAGATCAAATTTATCTTTAGATCTAGCTTTTCTAAATTCATTAATATTATCTGTTGATAAATAATAATCTCTTAAAGCTAATTTTGCCTTTTCAGTTAAATTAACTGATCTACCATGACCTGTAAGCATTCCAGCTGTTTTCAAATAAAGAAGATCTGAATCAGTAATATGATGAGGTACTTCTGAATAATTTGAAGCTGTTTTTACATCAGTAATGCTTGATTCAATAGTCTTTAGAATTTCCATGTCTCTATTTGAAACTTTTCCAGCTTCTTTTTTAGGCTTATTATTCATTCCTAAAAGCTGCATTTGAATTTCTGATAAACCAGCTTGATTTTGAATTGGTAAATCAAATAATTCTGCATGTAAATCTAAAGTGTGAACAGGTTTAATTGGTATTGGCATAATTTTATTTCCTTATCGTAAGTATTAAGTTCTATCCGGTATTCTATTTTTCCAAGCATTACCATCTGATACATTTTGTTCATAGTTTTCTTCGAAGCCATATTTATTATCTATATCTTCTCCACTACGAACGTTCATTGAAGGACTTTTGCCTGGACCTGGATCAATAGCTGCAGGCCCAGTAACTCCAGATGGTCCATTAAGTCTACCTTCAGTAGATAATTCATCTATTTGAGAAGCATCATCACCATCGCCATAATTGTAATATTGCTTAGGCATTAATGGTGGAAATTTTGTTGTGAATGATTCTTGGTTATCATCAAACTGTTGTTGTGTAATTTCATCCCATTTCATGAATGAATTACCTTGCCACTTAACAGAGCTAGGGCCTACAGTATATTGTGAAATTTTAACGAACAGCCTGTCTGCTTTTTTATACTCGCCTGATTTGTCAAGTTCAAAAGATCTTTTCAGAAACTGTTCAATAATTTTATTATTCATACTTCAATTTTATGAGAAAAATTATTATTTTCCTGCTAATTCTTTTTCTACAAATTTTAAAACGCTATCAATTGTCATATCCATATCGTAATATTTATAATCACCTAGTCTCCCAGCAAAAACCACATTAGGTTCATTTTGATTTGCGTAATCTTTATATTTAAGATAAAGCTCATTATTTGCTTGATCATTAATTGGGTAAAATCTTTCATCATGAATTTTTTTATCAAATTGAAAAGATGTTTCAATTGACACATAATCTTTTTCAGATTTACTAAAATTAAAATGTTTATGTTGTATTATTCTGGTCCAAAATACTTTTTCAGATGGATAATTTACTATTGCTGTGCCTTGAAAATCACCCTTTAATATTTGCTCAAAATGACTTAATGTTCTGTATTCCAAATCACCAAATATATAATCAAAATATGAATCAATAGGGCCGGTATAAATAATTTTTTTGGCAATATTTTTATAATTGTGCTTTTCTTTTAAATAATCAACATTTAAAATCACTTCAATATTTTTCAGTAATGATTCAAAGATAGCAGTGTATCCATTGACAGGTATCCCTTCATATATATGAGATTCATGATAATATCTATCATTAAAATCAAATCTAATAGGTATCCTTTTTGCTATGTCTGCTGATAAATCTTTTGGATCTTTACCCCATTGTTTTTTAGTGTAGCCTTTAAAAAACATTTCATATAAAGTCTTACCCATATTAGCTAAACAATACTGTTCAAAATTTTTAGGATTAGGATATTTAACAGTATCTTTAGAAATTATTTCTTTTGCTTTTGCCGGAATGTTAGCTTCAGGCCATATTTGACACATTGTTGTTAGATTGATAGGTAAAGAATATATTTTATTATCTATGTTTGCTTTTGATCTTAATGAAAAATTATTAAAAGAAGTAAATTGATTTATATAATCCCAAACGTGTTTTTTATTGGTGTGAAAAATATGAGGACCATATTTATGTATATGATAGTCTTCAAATGGCTCTGAATAGCAATTGCCACCAATATGATTTCTTTTTTCTAATACTAATACTTTTTTCCCATTTTTATTAGCTTCAAAAGCAAAAATGGAGCCGAATAATCCGGCTCCAATAATTAAATAATCATATTGCATACATTATTTATACGCTAAACGGTGATGGAGAAAACCTTCCAATTTCATTTTGTCCTGGATATAAATCTTCAAGACCTGCAGATTCTTGATTTCCTAAATTGTTTCTTGTATACATATCAAGCGGAGAAACTTCACGGAAATTTCCTTCTAGTGTTTTAAAAGGGTTAACCTTTTTTACCATAGGAGCAATTTCGCTTCTTGGATGAACGTTAGGTAGAGTTTCTTTATATTGGTTAGTTAAAACGGTTTCTTCGTTGTATGCTCCATCATCATTTACATAACCTCTGTTAACACCAGCTCCGCCTTTTAAAAAATCTTCAACATCTTGCATATTTATCATTGGCTTAACTGAACCAGAAGGATAAGTTTGATATCTTGTTTTATAGACATCGTTTTCTTCATCAGATGTATCTTTATTGCCGTCAATAAAACTACTCATTTCATTTGGTCTTGAAATTTCATAGTTTGAAACAATTATTTTTTCATGATTATTTTTTGAAGTATGAGTTCTTGTTGGTTGAATTAATTCTGGTATATCATCTTCATATTGAAAATAATTTTTCTTAGGATCATCATCGTATTGTCTGCGTTTTTTAAGCTGCTCTTCCATTGTTGTAACATGCTCTTCTTTTGGTTGGAAATATTTGTTTATATATCCAACACTATTCTGTTCTAAACTCTCAGCGTGTTCTTCCAATGACTTTTTGTATTTGTGTAACTCAGCTCTAAACTTTGCTCTTAATCTTTCGTTTGGATCTAAAATATAATTTTTAGTTTCCTCTGAATATTGATGTTGAGGTGTTAATCTTGTTTCTATGTTTCTTTCAGATACATCTTGTTCCATGTGAATTCTGGAAAGCATAGACTCTAAAGTTTTATCATCTTTCCAAGGCACATTGATGTCGTTAGCAGTGCCTGGATTGCCACCTCTACCAAGTGGACTAGCGCCAGGGGAGAATGGAGATCCTTGATATCCACCTCCGACACCACCAAATTGAGCAGTTTTAATATTTTTAGAAGACATATTTTTCTTTTCTGATAAGCTACTATCTAAACCTTCCACCCATATTCATAAGTCTAGATTGAGGTAATCTCTTAATAATAATGCTTGTAAGACACTCATAAGAAACAGCAGCTACGGCATCGCAAATATCATCTTTGTAACCAGATAAAGCTTTGATGTAAAATCTATTGCCTTTCCAAATTTTCTGTAAAAATAAAAATTGAGTTTTTGCTTCCTGCACTTCATTCAAGCTTTGAAGTTGATTATTTAAATCCATATAAACTCCGCCTGGTAAGTCATAAATATCAATTCTGTCTTCTCTAATAAGCTGAGATAATTCAGTATAAATTTTTTCTTTATATTCTTTATTGAATTGTCTTTCTACGACATTGATTCCAAAAGATTGTAATTTAATAATTGATGATTGAGAATGCCATTGGTCAAAGCTAACTTGTTTAAATCTGAATCTTTGATGTAAATCAATAACGTAATCTTCAACTTCTCTTTCAGATACAGGCTGGTTTTTGGTTTTAGGATTCCAAAAATGTATGTGATCAATTATCACTCTTTTCATTGGAAGTTTATCTGGACCGTATTTTCCGTGCATATTTTCAGTATGAGCTACTACTAAGGCATAATAATCTGATGTACGAGCTGGATCTAAATGACAATAATAATCTGTCAACCCATTGCCTTTTTCAGATCTATTTACCATTGACATACTAGAAAACATCCTGTCAATAGAGTCTTGGGTAAACATTGGGTCAGAAGAAGATGCTCCAAACTCTGCCCCATATTGCATGGTATGTTCAACTGGATTCTTTTTCTTTTGATCATCTAACCAAGCTTTATCAATGTTTGGATTTGTAAGCCATGTAGGAAGTCTCATTACAAGAGTTGATGGATCATCTTGTCTGTTTTCATGGAGATCATAAAGTAAACCAATAGGGCCTTTAGGGTTAGATAACATCATCATTTTGCCATCTTTACCAAATGTAGCTAAGGATGGCTTCAATTCATCATATAATGCATAATCTACACCAGATTCTGGGTTGTCACCAGCCATAGCGGCAACCTCATCCATGATAATACACCAGCAAGTTAAACCAACAAGGCCAGACGCATTACTAGAACCACATCTTAAAACTAAACTGCCAGCAAAAAGGTTTAATCCTTTTTCATTTCTTCTTTCGTTTTCAATTCTGTCATGATCAGAATAGAACCGCATTTCAAGTTCTGTATCTTTTCCAATATAAGGTCCGAAAAATGGAGAAGCTAAAACTGTTTGTTTAATTTTAGAGAAAATAGCTTTTTTTGCTTGTTCTTCGTTTCTAGCAACATTCAATAGAACAATTTCATCAAATTCCATCAAACCATATCTTGCTTGAGGATGTCCCATAGAAATTAATCGATCCAATTCATAAAGTGCCATGGCTGACACAAGGAATGATTTTCCAGAACGTCTACCGAGTACTAAAACCAATTCTTGAAATTTATATCTCTTAGTACATTTCTCTGTAACTTGCATTCTTAACTTTGGATCAAATTCTTCAGAATATAATAAATCTTTTTCTGATTGAAAATTGTCAAGAATCGGTCTTTCTTCTAATTCTTTTACTTGTCTTTCAGAATCGGGATTTGTTGCTTCTTCTCTAGCTTGTGAATATCTTTCAATTTTTATTTCATTTGTCTGTCTTTTGCACTGTAAGCAAGGAGAGTTAACAATAGAGAATATTGTTTTAAATTGTCTATTTTCTTTTCTAGCCTTATAAAAAGATTCTTCATTGGTATGTATGTATTCCCAAACACAGCCTTTACAATCTATATCATTGTCAACATCATTTATTTCTAAATTTGTATTACCTTCCTGTCCCATGTAAAAACACTTTAAAATTAATTTTTGCCATGGATAGGGTTTTAGATTACAAAAATATGGATGCTCAATAAAAGTAACAATATCAACAATTTGATCTGGATTAAACCTAGATTTATCAGGCACATTAGGAGGCGCAACTTCACTTCTTACGCTAGGAGCAATTTCATCTAAAAATTCTGCTGCGTATCCCTGTTCTTTAAAATAATCTGTTATTTTACTTGCTTGTTGCAACATCTGACTTTTGAGTTCATTTTGTTGCAACTTAGCTGTGTTAGGTTTTCTCATTTATTTACTGCATTGAACATATATCCATTGAGTATGAATATAGTCGTCAAAAGATTTTTCAATTTTATATGTAATATTTTTAAAACCAATTTTAGTAAGATCAGAAATAATTTGTTCTGGAGAAGTTACTCTTACATCATATTCGCCATTAGATCCAATAGCATCATAAACATCATCATAATAATTTGCCACTCTTAAATTTACTGGAACTGTAAGTGTTCCTGTTCTCATTAAGCAGAAAAATTTATCAGGATAATTTCTTTCATGTATATTTGAACCGTAACCCATTTGGAATGTAAAAACACCATCATTTTTCATAATTCTATAAACTTCTTCCATAAGTTTATATCTAAGCTTGTAAACTGCTAAATATTGAAAAACTAATGAAGAAATAACAAAATCAAATTGTTCATCTTTAAAAATCTTCAGATTTCTTCCTGACACTTTATGGAATTTACATTTTTCTTCAAATGTTGTCGTACATTGATCAACATTCTTTTTACTTAAGTCAACAGCATCAATTCTACTCCAATTTGCTAACTTTAATAAATTATTTACATTTCTTCCTAAACCTGTGCCTAAATCAAAAGCTTTCTTATCTTGCCATAGCTCAGGATTTTCTTTAACAGGACCTAATAAATAATCCCAATACAAGGGATTTAAATCATGTCTATCATAATAAGATGTTCCTATTACATGCTCATTATTTAACATTTCAATATATTTACTTAACTCATCATTATTTGTCGAAAAAAACATATTAATTATCCTGTTGTATTTGATTTCTTAACTGAACTAACTTTTCTCTAATTTTCTTCTTGTCTGCTTCGGATTCCATTTCTTCGTGTAAATCCATTAAGATTTCAAAAATATTAATTGAATACACACCTCTGTTATCTCTGGCTTCTTTTAGTTGTAGAATTTTGCTAATTAGTTTTTCAACCATTTGAGCTCTTCTAAGTTTTAGATCATTATTTTTTGAACAATCCATGCCTCTTATGTCATCGAGTTCAACAAGAAGAGCTGTTAATGCTAATTGATGTTCTCTAAAAATCCAAGGAGCAATTAATTCTTCTCTTTGTTCATAATTTTTTAAACCTGATGTTGCAATTTTCTTAAAATCACAATGGTTTTCCATGTGAGTGTTAACTTGAACCCAATTTAGTTTTGCATCATAATGTTTAGCAAAATAATGAATAACAGATTGAGGTTTTTTACCACTTTCTAAAAAAACATGTTCAGCTAAATCTCTAAATGACGAAGTACAAATAACGCATCTAGGTTCTAAAAATTGGGGATAAGAAATATCAGACATACTATCAGGAGGAATAGGAACAATAGGCCTTTCACCCTCCTTCAGATCACTAAACATTCTTGATGGCTTTTTGTCATCTTTTACAGGTATATTTTCCTGTACTGGAGCTATTGCGTCAACAATATCTACATCTTCAGTATTATCACTCATAATTGTTCTTATACAAAGCAAAATAAGCCGCATAAAATATGCGGCTTATTTTTCGAATACCTTAAAATTAATCTTTTAGAGCTCTTTTAAGTCTTTCATATGGAGAAACGGCATCAGCAGCCTTCACTAAAAATTCGTCTGCTAAACCAAATAATTCATAGTTGCCTTCAATAAATTTATCACTGTTAGAAGTAGCAGTGGATAAATTTACTTCAGCTGTTCCATTTTTCATAGAGACAACTACTTTGTCTTTAGAAGCAGTTTTAATTTGGGCATCATTTTTTTGAGCTAATAAAACATTGTTCAATAATGCTTCTTCTACCCAAGGCTTTAATTCATTATGGAGAGCAACTCTAGCATTATAGCTTTTTTTAGCTAATTCTGCGAGTCTTTTCCATGAATCATATCCTTTGTCATCAACCTGAACAATAGCAAATCTATTTTTAGTCAGCTTATTGACAAATTCTTTAGCACTTAATTTTTGTAAAGTTTTTTCAATAATAGGAGCGCAATCAGAGTATTTTGTAGCAACTACAGATACTTCAGCGGCTGTTCTTACTGAATTATTATCGTCAAATAAATTAGAAGCAACTCTTGTAGCTAATTCGATATCATAGTTATCGGCTGCTAACAATTCAATAACTTCGCCTTTATTGAAACCTTGATTTTTAAGCTTTAATGCTTGAGAGTTAGCTACAACTTTCATACCACTGGAGTGACCCTTGAGTTCGTTGCGCCAATTATAAATCATATCATCGGATGTATTTTTTTCAACCACAGTGATTTCTCCCTTAAATAAAAATTCCCTTTAGTTTAGCTTAAAGGGAATTATTGGAACATATAAATATAATACCAAAATAAAAATATAATATTCCTTTAAAAATCAAGAAAATCATCACCAAGTATTTTTTTCATACTTTCATGCGCTTTTGATAATCTTTTAGAAAAAGAGCTTTGTGATATTTTCAATTCTTCAGCAGCTTCTTTTTGATCTAAGCCTTGGAAATAATACAAATCTAAAACAATTCTATCTTTAACATTTAACTTATTTAAAGCAGATTGAATAACAATAACATTTGTAAGTTTATTAAATGGATCAACTAAAGAAGATTCATCTATATTATCATCGCTGTATTCATTGGTTACATATTTGTCAGAAACATATCTGAATAAATTTATATCTATTCTAGTGGATAAAAAATAAGAAAAATATGTTAAATTAGGGTCATATTGATTTACTAGCTTGATAAAAACAAAAATTGAATCAGCTAATATATCTTCCTTGTAAACTGATAATTTAGGCTCTTTTGCTACACATCTTGAAATAGAAGACAGCATTAAAGGACGATAAAATTCATACAATTCAAAAATTGAATTATTATCTCCAGCCTTGCATTTTGCTACAAGAGAATTTATATATTTATATTTATCTTCAAGCATAGATGAATTATACAGAACAGATTTTAGAAATCATGAAGAATAAAACATGATCTCTTGAGCCGTTATTTCTAAGATCTTTAATAGCATCAACTACAATAATGATAATTGTTGATAATTGTTGTGTGTTCTTGGTATTCTTTGACAATTCAATCTTTACTCTTATCGGATTCTCTGATAATTTAGTAAAGTTTGTTTCGGTCCATTCTTTATTGTAATATTTTCCTAGCAAATCTTGAAGTTCTAAAATTGATATAACTTCATCAGGATTTCTAATATTTTTTTCTTTGCAGCTAGAAATCTTAAGTAAAAAATACAATTGATATAGAAGAATCATTAGGAGTCCTTGTTCTCCAATAGATTCACATAAGAACCCTGCTAAATGCAAGCTTTTATCTTTATTATTTGAAAGTAAGGCTTCGATGAATTCAAAGATATCGCCATCCTTATTAAATAAACTTTCAGAAAAATCTCCAATAGTTATTTTGTTATTTATAGAAGTCAATTTATTTATTTCTTGAGATAATAAATCAATATCGTAACAAATTTTTTCTTTCTTAGATATCTTTGACTTTACACGCATCAATGGGCAGTTTTTATATAGCCACTCATAACAATCATAATCCATTTCAATTCCAGGTGCTAAAGCTTTGTTTATAGCTCTTTTTAAGTTGGAATAATCTCCAATAACAGGAGGCGATAAATCGATTATGAGATTAGCTTTTTTGATTTTTGATATTATGCTTATTCGACCATCAAAAGAATCATCATTATAAAACAAAAAATGAAATCCTTTGTTGTTATCTATTTGTTGTGAGATAATTTTTAGATTTTCATTAGATGGATTGTCATGAAAAAACAATTTATTCTTATCGAAAAAAATTGAATAACTTTTGATGTGTTTAACTGGATCATCTACAAAAACAATTGAATGCCCTGGATAATCATTTTTGATGTGACTGATCGCTTGATTTTTTGATCCAATATAAATTCTCGAATTCATAATTATTCCATTGGGAAAAGAATATGCTCGAATTTTCCAGATTCAATCATAAGAAGATTGTAACTGTTGAATTCAAGAATATTAATAATTATATCAGTTTCAGATAAAATTTCAAGAATCTTTATCAAATGCGAAGATAGATAAGATACTTTTATAGATTCTACATTATTATCTAAAATGATAGAGTCAACTACAGCTCCTTTATCAGAACTGTTTCCAGATAGAGATAATTTATCATCACAAAAATTTAACTCTGTGTTGAGTGAATTGGTAATACTTGATACAAATTTCAAAGACTTTAAGAAAGATTGTCTATCAAGCTTGCAAGACAATACAAAATTAGCATCTAAAAATTGAGATAAATTGTCAAATGTATCAATATCGACCTTAGACCCTAAAGAAGCTACAATATAGCCATTTTGCCATGAAATTAGCAGCTTATTAAGGTCAAGGCTATATCTAAAGTCATGCTTGCGATCAAGAAAATAAATTAGAACATCTGCGGTTTGTTTGTCAATTATATAGGAATTATCCTTATCAACTTCTCCGAAGAATGAAATCCTATGTTTATCTGATGACTGAGAATTAATTGTTCCATTTATATTGAAATTAATTGAATTATAAGGATAATCATCATTTTCATTAGAGCAGCTAAAAGCTGTCATTTTGAAAGCTTCGATTAATAATTCGGCATCTAATTTTAATAAAGAATGTTCTTTTAATTCAGGTGGCTTATTACAAGGTGAAGTTTTTAATGCAACTCTGGTCTTTTTGTTTCCAAATATTAATGTATTTTCTTCAAAATTATATACAAACTGAATTTCATCTGCGGGAAAATTATTAAATGCTGAATAGAATAAATTCATGTCTAAAGCAAAACAATAATCTTCCTCGCAAATCAAATCAATAAGAGACCAGCCTGATTCGCAAAACATAGTATTAACATATAAATTCAATTTATCATTTTTGATATAAAAAATTAAACTTTCGTTAGTAGATGATTTATTTTCTTTCATAGAAAGTTTTGTTTTTTCAAGCCTATTCAACAGGCTAAAAATGTACAAATGCTCTGCCTTATTTAGCTTAAACTTCAATGTAATTGTCCTTGGAATTCTATTTCAATTTTTGGAATACGCTGAGTTATATGGCTGATAAGGCACAGCATAAACGTACCTTCGTCATCCACTGAATGCAGCTTACCATTACCATACCAATTCCATCCACCTAAAACTTGATCAAGCACATCCATCTTATTTATAATCAGCTTTGTAATACCATTCATTTGGCAAGCTATAACCACTTCGTCAAGATTCAGCCAGTCGATTTGTCTTGGCCTACCTGTTGTGGCACCGAACTCTTGACCAATCTCACGCAATTGTTTAAATCTATCGTCGTTTTTTTGGTATCCTTTAGCTCCAACATAGGTAGAATAACACTTGATAACCCCGACAACATCCCGTACTTGCTTAAAATTGAAACCATTATTTAATACTGCTCCTACTCCTGTGTTTGAGGAAGTTACATAAGGATAATCACCAAAATCAATATCAAGCCAATATCCTTGAGCGCCTTCAGCTAAAAAGTTCTTGGGCGTGGAATGTATGAGATCATACATATTGGTAATATATGGAGCTAATTCTGGAACATCTTTGGCACGAAGACCTGTACGGCCAACTTTGTCTTTATAACAAGGGCCATTTCCAGTGCGAGTAGTTCCAATTTTAGTATCTTTGGAATCTTCGTCAATGTGATCTTTGGTAATTATGTGTGCGTTTTCTGCTATTTTGAGGATCGATGTATCAAATCCAAATCCTTCAAGATATTCAAGTTCATCAAATAATTTTTGTGTATTGATAACACAACCATTACCGATGACGCTAGGGATGCCATGCAGAATACCACAAGGAACAAGGTGTGTAACAATTTTCTCTCCATTGAGGTAAATCGTATGACCTGCATTTCCTCCTCCATTGAAGCGAAACACATAGTCATATCCACCAGATGCAGCCATTTGATTGGCTATTTTTCCCTTGCCTTCATCGCCATATTGCATGCCGATTACAACGTCAACAATCGAAGTTTCCATATGTTAATTCTACTTCATCGTAGAAAAGAAAGCAAGTTTATTCTGGTTTTTTAAAAAACTCCGACTCATTTTTTTTGTATTGTATATATACTTCTGAAGCTTTTTTTCTAATCCTTGTCAAAGCATTGTCTACACATTTAGGAGGTACGTTTAATGTGCTTGAAATTTCTTTGTACGATGAATTGTAACCATATTCAGTAAAAATTTCAGACTCTAACGGAGTTAATTTTTCAAGTAAAAATTTAGAATTTAAATCATATTCTTCTTTGACAATGATATCTAACACTAAATCACATTCAGGAGACTCGTCGTAGGGGTTTTGTTTTTCAGGAATAAAATCAGCTAAAGTTTGTAAATTACCATCATCCCCCAAAATAATTGGAGCATCTAATGACACTGCATCATTCAACACTGAATTTTTCATTCTTTTAGCAGAAGAAATAGCTGTAGCTAAATGTCTCTTACAAACTAAATTAACACAAAAGTTTTTAAAAGTTGTATCTTTAGTGCAATCATACGAATTAATAGCTTTAAAAACGCCTAATCTTAATTCTTGCATTACGTCTTCTCTGTCACCACCAATTATAAAATAATGTGTGGCTAATTTTTTAAGATCAGGTTCTACAAGCTTCATCAAGGTAGTGAATGCTCTATTATCACCCTTTTTTGCTTTATTAACTATTCTAACTATTTTTGGATCTTCGGTTGCCATTAAAATTCCCGAAGGCACAATTCTTTCTAGGTTTCTTTTGCACTCTCTTGTGAAGCGTACCAGTCAATTATTTTGAGAACACCAGTATATGTTACGATGTCTTCAGATACAGTTTGCCTTATATTACTTGATATATTATACAACTGTTCTGCTATATTGATAATTATTGATAACCTAACAGTTCTACAGATATTTTTTATAAAAGGATCTTTCTTTTCCTTTGAATCTTTGTCTGACATGTATCTACAAGCAGTAATAAATACGTTTGATGATTCCAAAAGAAGACTTGATAAGCTCCTACCTTCAATATTTGCAGATTGTATGATTCTAAATGCTTCACCACGGTCTTTATTTAAAATAGCAGATACAAGGTTATAAGAAACAAACTTAGGGGATCTGTTTAATAAATTTCTCACAAAATCATCAGTTATATCGTTTATGGATGATTGTTCTAATATTGAAAGAGCAGTTCTAGCACTTCCTTCAGCCTCTTTAGCTATTAATGATAAAGCTTCAGATTCATAAGTAAAATTTTCTTTTACACAAACATCTTCAAGTAATTCAAATAAATTATCTGCAGATAATTTACGCATTGAAAAAATTTGGCATCTTGTCTGTATAGCTCTTAAGATTTTATTTGCTTCAGTAGTGCAAAAGAAAAATTTAACAAAAGCTGGAGGCTCTTCAGTAAGTTTAATAAGTGAAGTTTGAGCCTGTGTGGTAAGCATATGGCATTCATCTAAAATGAATATCTTATATTTTCCAGAGATAGGTGCTAGCCTAGCCAGTTGAACAATGTTGTCTCTTACATTATCAACGCCGTTATTTACAGCACAATTAATTTCATAAACATCAGGATGATTATCATTTATTACTGAATTACAAACATTGCAATTACAATTATCTACATTGTTAGGGCATAGTAATGACTTGGCTGCTACTCTTGCTATAGTTGTCTTGCCAGTACCAGGAGGGCCAGCAAAAATATAAGCATGAGAAGTTTTACCTAATTGTATTTGCTTTTCTAATATATTTGCTGAAAAAGAACCACGAATATCTTTAAAACTTTGAGGTCTATATTTATTATATAATGACATGCTATTCATCCAAAGGCAATAATAATGGCAATGTCTCATCACCATTTAACAATGAAGGCAGATTATCCTTAATGTCCCAATAAGG